GACCGCTTTGAACAGGTGGTTCGTCACGACGAGCGCAAGCGGTTACTTGCTAAGTTTCGGGCTGAATCCGAGGCCAAGCCAGTAGCTAAGCCGCTCTATCCCGTGACCGGGCTGCACGGTGAGCCACTGCAGGAAGCCGCACCCGTGCCGGTTAAGACTGTGGCCCATAATGTGGATATCGGTCCGGGCCATCATCGGCTGCTGGCCGAACTGGCGAAAGGCTATCAGGCCGCGCCTACGATGGCCGGGAACCTCGGATTTACCCGTCTGACTGTGGTGCGGTATCTGTCCGACCTGCGCAAGGCAGGCTATCCGATCAAGTCTAAAAGCACGGGCCGTCGGGCTGCTGGCCGGTACCAGAAGATTTACCGGCTTGACCAGACCGGCTGATCTGTGGCTATAATCCGGGGCGGTCCAGATCGGGCCGCCTCGAACTTTTGGAAAAGGACCAAACCAATGCAAAGCACGATCAAAACAGAACTGACCTCGAACGAAGCCGCCGACGTTTTTGCCATCACTGAACACGAGCTAAAAGTCTTGCGGTATCACCTCGACGCCATCAACAACCAGATCAGAGGGCTTGAGGCATTCATGGACTCGATGGGCTTCACCAGCTGGATCGGCAGCAACTCGCCGCGTTCTATCAAGACGGCAGAATTTACGGTGAAGACCGACTAACCAATCCAACAGTTTCCTCCCCAACTCCCCCGGCCTAGTGTCGGGGGTTTTTTTGTGGGCATGACCCACAATAATGATCAGGCGGTTGTACTGGCGGGATAAATCCGGCGGCTTGTGTTTCGGGTAAGACTGCGCCGGATGACCTCAAGAAACACGCGGCAGGTTATCCATATCGGAAAAAATGTCAGGCGGTCTTGTGCGCGGGTGCAGGCGCGTGCTTACACAACGGGTGAAAAAGATGGTACCCGGTTAGCGGGACTAGATAGCGCGGGTTTCCATGCCTTGCCGAGGTTTTCCAGACAAGGGTACGCGAGGGCCACCCGGGGTGTACCGGTACCTGTATGCAACCCCGACATATTTTTTTGTATTTTTTATTTTCTGTATGGATTAGTCAGCATGACCCGTCATACAGCCCCGGCATACTTTGTCAGCATGACCCCCAGTGTAGAACTGAGGGGATATATCCCGGCGGGTACTAGACCCAGTCTACATACGAATGTTTATTCTGTCAAGTATTTTCTTTTTCTGTTGACAATCAGTGTTATCTACCCTAATATTGTAACGTGGGCCGTTTCATACACGGTATATTCCCACAAATCTGTGCAATTACGCCTGTAACCACGGTGAATAAGGCTGATTGAGACGCCCACACCCTCTTTTTTACATAAAAAACAATGAATCTGCTTCCAAAACAATACAAAGAGCGGGTATTGACCCCTCAACAGACCCAGTTTCTTGAACTTTTGTTTGAAAATGGTGGAAATGTAACCCAAGCGGCTGTAGATGCGGGGTATTCCCGTGGTTCTGCCCAGTGGCTCAAGCAAACATTGGCAGATGAGATCATTGAACGTACAAAAAACATACTTTCAGTAAATGCAATAAAGGCAGCAAACCGTGTAGTCTCCACAATTGACAATCCCGCCCCCGAAAGAGGTGACGAATTACGGCTAAGAGCCGCTGAATCGTTGCTTAACCGCGTAGGAGTTGCAAAACAAGAGACACACAATCACAATGTCACGGCAGTACACGGTGTAGTTCTGTTGCCGCCCAAAAATGAAGTAGTGATTGATGGCTGAAGAAGCCCCCAAGAGGCGCGGTAGACCAAAAAAAGACCCTAATGCGCCCAAAGCCACATATAATCTGTCTACAAAAGAGCGTGCAAGACGCGCGGCGACGAAACGTGTTAATGCCGCTAAGAAACGTGCAGAGAAATCAACCAAAGCAGCAGAGGATAGACGCAGATATGCCCGAAAGCTCGAACAGCAGACTACAAAGGTTGAAAAGGCTCTTGTTGGCAACGGTTCTGCCACAATCGATCTTGGGGATTTGGATGCACTGCCAGACGCAGTGTCGGACCTTGTTGCAGAAAGTGAAGTCGTTTTTCAACCGAATGATGGACCTCAAACGGACTTTCTATCAGCGGGTGAAAGGGACGTACTCTACGGCGGTGCAGCCGGTGGTGGAAAAAGTTTTGCACTTCTTGCTGATCCGCTACGTTACTGTCACAATCCTAATCATCGTGGTCTTCTTCTCCGTCGTACACTGGATGAACTTACCGAACTAATCGACAAGTCTCGTCAACTGTACCCCAAAGCCTTTCCGGGTGCAAAGTTTCGCGAATCCAAATCAACATGGCATTTCCCGTCCGGCGCAACGATCTGGTTTACCTATCTGGACAAAGACAAGGACGTTACCCGCTTTCAGGGTCAGGCATTCAACTGGATAGGCATAGATGAGATTACCCAGTATCCTACACCCTATGTCTGGGATTACCTGCGTTCTCGCCTTCGTACTACTGATCCTGAACTCCAGCAACACTTGTACATGCGCTGCACTGCCAACCCCGGAGGAGTGGGTGGTTGGTGGGTCAAGAAGACATACATTGAAGGTCTGGAACCAAACAAGCCTTTTCCTGCCTTCGATATAGAAACAAAAAGTCCCTTTCTGTGGCCTAACGGACACGAAAAGGCAGGTCAGCCGTTGTTCTTTCGTAAATTTGTCCCGGCACGGTTGACCGACAATCCCTACCTGATGGCAGACGGCCAGTACGAGGCCATGCTCAGGTCGCTCCCCGAAGTCGAACGAAAGAGACTTCTCGAAGGTGATTGGGACGTGGCGGAGGGAGCGGCCTTCCCCGAGTTTTCGAGATCAAAACATGTGGTCGAACATTTTGAACTTCCAACCAACTGGCCCCGTATACGTGCGGCAGACTACGGCTATGCGAGTCCGTCGTGCGTTCTGTGGGGGGCTATTGACTGGGATAATAACATATGGATTTATCGCGAACTATATGTCAAACACTTGACAGCAGAACAACTGGCCGATAAAATAACAGAAGCAGAACAACTTGATCCAACACCACACTACACTGTGTTGGACTCGTCGTGCTGGAACAAGACAGGATTCGGCCCATCTATTGCAGAGACAATGATGAGAGCCGGTGTTCGTTGGACCCCCTCTGATCGCAACCGTGTCCAAGGCAAGATGGAAATACACCGCCGTCTTGCTGACGATCCCTACACAGAAGAACCACGGCTACGCATCTTTTCAAGTTGCCAAAACATAATCAAGCAACTTGCTGGCATACCTCTTTCCAAGTCCAACAGCGAAGACGTGGATACAAAGTCCGAAGACCACGCCTACGACGCTCTGCGATATATGCTGATGACACGCATGAGCGGATACACATCAATACACAAACAACTTGGTGCAATCAAGAGTCAGGTGTACCAAGTCCAAGATGAAACATTCGGTTACTGATGGCAAGAGCAAATTTTACAGAACAATTTGAAGCGATGTTGATGGCTAGTGAGGCTGGCCGTCCCGCAACTATTGACAACACACCGCTTCGAGAATTGATAGAAAATCGATCTCCCGCTGACTACAAGGGGGGTGTGGAATCAAAAGCTAAAGCTGCCATTCGATTCTTTACGACTGCAGGACTGATTGATAAGACTCCTGCAGAGATAGCCGCAGACCCTGTTGCCTTCAAAAACGCAATGGCTGAAGCTGTTAAAAAGACTAGTTCAAGTCAGGGCGGTAATAATCAGAAGTTTTTGTCTGGCATAATGGAGTCTGCTGGATATGGTGCGAGTTGGCCCCGTAACACTCTTTTAGCCCAATTTGGAGATCAAGCAGTAAAGATGTTTGATCTCAAAGTTCAACGGGCTACCGTACACGGTATGCCCCGCGACGTGTATCAAAGACTAAAAGAATCTGTTATTGCACTGAATGCTGGTGGAGACAAGGAAGCAGCCACTCAACTTATCATGCACATGTTGGGTGGATACCGTCCAGAAGACCTCAATGGCATAAAACTAGAGAATCTTGATTTTGAAACCGGCGTAATACGAAATGTAGAAATTAAAGACGCTGGCAAAACCACTTTGAAAACCCTTATCCTTCCCGACCCGATACTTGATGCAGTAAGAGATTTTGCAGGGGATAGACGAACAGGACTTTTGTTTGAAGACACGCAGCGCAACGCAAAACGTATCAATGCTATGTTTGATAAAATGTTCCCTCCTGATTACTTGACAGTAACAAGCGAGAAACTTGGAACACGCACAGAGCCTATGCGCGTAAAAAAACTGCGTAATGTTAATGAAAGTATTCTGTCAGCCCTGCAGGTTCCTCGGGAAGTCAGAAATGTTTTGACAGGCCGTGCGCCAGCGACTGTCGGAGAAAAGTATGCCGATGATGTTGCACAGTTAGAATTTGTTAAAGACACAGGGGCTAACAGTCTCGCCATCTTTACAGGAGGATCAGCTACTTCTAGTCCCTCTCAATTCATGGCTGATCTAGGTGTAAAAGTATCCTCTGCATCTACAAAGGGCATACGAGTAACCCAAAATATTTTGCGACGTGCGGGTTTGACTGCGTTTGTCGAAGAAACAGACCCCGAATATTTGAAGACATTACCTCAAACCGGAAGCCTGACAGGTAATCAGCCTATTGAATCTGATCCTAAAGTTACAGCGGCACAAAATCAAGCAACAATTGCAAGGCTTGAGAGACAAGCAGGCGAAGACATAATAGCAACCGCTGAAAAGGCCGATGAAATAACTGCTGCACAAGCAAAACTTGCCCAAACTAAACAAGAACAAAAGGCCGAAGCAGCCGCAAAGACCAACGAACAGACCCGTAGTTCGTTGCTTAACAAGGCTATGAGGTTTGGCAAGCCGATTGTAAAGTCTCTTCCACCCGTAGCAGCATATATTGGCGCAGAAACGTACTTTGGAGACAATCCAGATCAACCGCTTCCTCTAAGAATATTCGGTGCGACAGCGGCAGGTGCATCTGAACTTCTTATGCCGCCCGGACAAGCATATACCGACGCGCCTTTCCGCGCAGAACAACGATCTTCTGCCCCTATTGGTTTGCGAGATAACGTGCCGGGGATGACAGGGCTGGGACCAAGACAAGATGTTTTGACTGAAACCGATCCGCTATCTGGAAAGATTCGTCCAGAGTTTACGACATATCCGGCATACGAGCCTGACTTTGATGCACAGGGACAGCCTATCAATCCCTCATTTATTCAATCTCCCCCTCCCGCACGACCCAGCTTTATGGAAGCGGGGGCAGCAAAAGATCGAGTCAACCTTGCCACACGAGCCGCAGAGCAAGGACGAGAGACAACAATGACCGGCTCATTTCTCAATAATCCCGAACCTAGATAAACGAGGATAGTTATGACAAATCTAAACATGGGTGAAGCGTACATCATGAACTCGGACAAAGTATCCGTAGATGATCAAATGGGCGCAGACAAACTGTACCGTGAAGGTCTGGAATTCGACACTCGCGCTCAGACTGGTGTTCTGACCGAGGACATGCCGAAGCAGGCAACCAAGGGTACAGTCGATCCTTCGCTGTTTAAGATGGCTGAAGAACGCGACTACTAAGAGGTAAGTCGATATGGCTGACAACTTTCTGGAACCGGCTGACGATACAGCAGTTCCGCTTGTAAACCCGGAGGAGCAACTTCCGGGCCTAGCGGCATATGTAAAGAATAAATTTGAAGACGCCGAAAACGGACGTTTTGCTTACGAACAGCGTTGGCTGCAAGCGTACAAAAACTTTCGTGGCATCTATGATTCTACTACACAGTATCGTGACTCCGAACGATCCAAGGTGTTTATTAAGATCACCAAGACTAAGGTGCTGGCAGCATACGGCCAGATCGTTGACATACTGTTTGCCAACAAGAAATTTCCAATGGTTGTCGAACCAACTCCGGTGCCAGAAGGTATCGCAGAATTCGCACATTTGCAGACTCCAATGGATCAGATTGTGAATCAAGCGGCTCCTGACTCGTACGGATTCCCCGGAGACGGCAGAGAGTTTGGCCCGGGGGCATTAGAAGCGACTCCATCTATGGATTTTCTTGGCGGCTTAAAGGGCCGTTACAGTAACGCTCCTATTGTCGAGGGTCCATCTCTAATGGGAGAGCCACAGATAAGTCCAGCACAAAAAGCTGCACTTAATATGGAGAAGAAAATCCATGATCAACTCCTTGATACAAGTGCTGTTAACGTCCTTCGATCTTCTATTTTCGAATCTGCTCTTTTGGGAACTGGTATCGTAAAGGGGCCATTCAATCATTACAAGCGCGTTCACAAGTGGAAAAGGGACGAAGAGGGCAGAAAGTACTCTCCCTATGAAAAAACTGTTCCACGGATTGAATACGTATCTGCGTGGGACTTTCATCCTGATCCTTCTGCCACTACGATAGACGATTGCGAATACGTAATCCAACGTCACCGCATGAATCGTTCTCAGTTCCGTAGTCTGATTACACAACCTTTCTTTTACAAGGATGCAATTGAGGAATGTCTTGCGAAGGGACCGAACTACGAAGACAAGTACTACGAAGACACAATCAGAGAAGAAGAAACTGAAGCCTATTATCAGGGCAACCGCTATGAGGTATTAGAGTATTGGGGTGTTATTGACTCCAAGATGGCCGATGAGGCAGGTCTAGACGTGGCGAACAGCATGGACGAGTTCGATCAAGTACAGGTCAATGTCTGGGTATGTGGCACAATGGTGCTGCGTTGCGTTATGAATCCGTTCACACCCGCACGCATTCCGTATCAAGTGTTTCCGTATGAAATAAATCCCTATCAAATTTGGGGTGTAGGCATAGCAGAGAACATGGAAGACGCACAGATGCTGATGAACGGTCACGTTCGTATGGCAATCGACAACCTCGCTCTTGCTGGCAATCTCGTGTTTGATGTAGACGAGGCAAGTCTCGTGCCGGGACAAAACATGGACATCTTCCCCGGCAAGATATTCCGTCGTCAGTCGGGCGTCACAGGCACGGCAATCAACGGATTGAAGTTTCCCAACACCGCTGGCGAAAACATACAGATGTATCAGATTAGTCGTCAGCTTGCAGATGAGGAGACAGGGCTACCGTCTATCATGCACGGTCAGACAGGTGTAACAGGCACAGGACGTACAGCATCTGGTTTGTCTATGCTGTTGGGTGGTGCAAGTCTGTCTCTCAAAACAGTTATTAAGAACATCGACGACAGCCTTCTCAAGCCACTTGGTGAAGCGTACTTCCAGTGGAACATGCAGTTTAACGAAGACGTGCCTGACATCGAAGGCGACCTCGAAATTAAACCTCGCGGCGTGGCAGCGGTTATGCAGAAAGAGGTGCGTAGCCAGCGCCTCACCACACTGCTTCAAACGGTATCAAATCCGATGTTGGCACCCTTCATCAAGATTCCAAATCTGATGCGGGAGCTTGCTATCGCACAGGACATCGATCCAGACAGTCTCGTAAACGATGTAAACGAGGCACAGATATTCGCAGAGATGTTGAAGGGATTAGCT